GCATTTAGAGTTGATGGTCGCTAAAGATTATTGGACTTCTGAAAGCATGACGGCTGTTAACAAAGCCATCAAGGATAACAAGTAAGGATTGAATTATGGCTGGATATTTAGGTGCTTCACCTGTTCCCCAAACAATACAAAAGAAAGAAACGATAACAGCAATTGCTGGGCAAACGACTTTCAACACAACTGGGTACACAGACGGTAACTTTATCAATGTATTTCTCAACGGTGTGCGCCTGGTAAACGGTACTGACTATACAGCCACAAATGGTAGTGACATTGTTTTAGCTTCGGCTGCTAGCGCTTCGGATGTCTTAGACTTTGAAACATTCAACGAGTTTCAGTTAACTGACCAGGAGTTCGCAAATAGTGTTATTATTGAGAATAATACTAGCGAAGATTCTGATGGCGGTAGAGCTGGAAAACTTGTTTACAAAGGTAAGCAATCGGGCGGTGAGCAAAGCACCTTGGCTGAAATACAGGCTAGTCACGATGGCACTGCTGATGACCAGAAGGGTGACTTAATCTTTCGCACTAATGATGGGTCAGATGGAACGTCACCGACAGAACGACTTAGAATTGACTCCAACGGTTCTATCATTCCTGCTACATTAGGCACAGACAACGTACACCTAGGCGAAGGTGCAGGAGCTTCTATTGCTTCAGGTGGTATTCGAAATGTGCTTATTGGTAAGGATGCAGGAAATGCAATTACTACTGGTGATAACAATACATTTGTTGGGGCTTTCACAGGTGATGTTGTTACAACAGGAACATCAAATACCGCACTGGGGTTTGCTTCTTTATCGTCATGTGATGTAGGAAACCACAATACTGCTGTAGGTCATGGTACATTAAATGCATTAAATTACTCAAGTAGCACTGATGGTTATAATACGGCTGTAGGGTCAGGTGCAGGTGAGCTAATGACAACAGGTCAATACAACACTTTTGTAGGTGGTCTTGCAGGAGTCGCTACGACTACGGCAGATTGGAATACCTTTGTTGGTTATGAGGCAGGAAATGACAACACTACAGGAACTCAAAATACATTTTTAGGAGCAAGATCAGGTGATTTAAACACAACAGGTGATTATGGCGTTGCTGTTGGTGTAAATTCATTAGGAGCAAACACAACAGGGTCAAGTAATACAGCGATTGGTAATGCTGCTTTACAATCCAACACCACCGCAAACAACAACACGGCTGTTGGGTATCGGGCAAGCTATAACAGTACAACAGGTAATGATAATGTCACTATTGGCATGGACTCTTTTTACAATGGCACGACAGGAAATGATAACGTTTTAATAGGCCATAGAGCTGGTTATAATCATTCTACTGGTTCTTCTAATGTTGGCATAGGTTATGATACCTTGCTCCAAAACACTACTGGTTCAGAAAGCGTAGCTGTTGGTTATGAAGCTGGTAATGCTAATACCACTGGTCGTGTTACAGCCGTAGGTAGACACGCACTTAAAAGCAATACAACTGGAACTACAAATACTGCTGTTGGCTATCGTGCTCTAAGAGATTGTACAACAGGCAACGACAATGTGGCTATGGGTAATGATGCAATGCGTGATGCTACCACAGCAGTTAGAAATACTTGTTTTGGTCATGCGGCTGGGATTAACATAACTACAGGAAATGATAATGTTTTCATAGGTTATGAAGCAGGTGTTTATCAAGGTTCTCTTACAACAGGTAACCATAATGCAATCCTTGGTTCCTTTTGTACTACCACTGCAAGTAATTCAAATTTAGCACATGGTTTGGGTTATAACCTAGACTGTGAAGGTGGTTATATAACTTTTGGAAATTCAACGTCTGATATTAGAGCTTCTCATGGTAGCACAACATGGTCAACAGTATCAGATGAAAGATATAAAAAAGATATTACAGACTCTACCGTTGGGTTATCTTTTGTAAATGCTCTACGCCCAAGAACTTTTAACTATAAAAATTTAGGTGACCTTCCAGATACTTTTCGTGCTTATGAAGAAGGCTCTACTGAAGTATTTAAATCTGACAAAACTCAACACGGTTTTATAGCACAAGAAGTTAAAGAAGCTATTGATGCAGATAGCGGTGTTAAAGATGGTTTTAAACTTTGGGATGATAGAGAAGATGGCTCTCAAGAGATTGCAGAAGCAGCATTAATACCTGTTTTGGTTAAAGCAATCCAAGATTTGTCAGCAAAGAATGATGCACTCGAAACAGAAAACACAGCAATCAAAGCAAGGTTGGATGCTTTAGAGGCTGAGTAATGACACCCTTAGACCAAATCAGGATTGCTGCTGAAAGTGATCTTGTAACATTTATAAGGTTAGTAGCACCAGAGCAGGTACTAGGGCAAGCCCATGAAGATGTCTGTAACTGGTGGATAAGACCTGACTCAAAGACGCACCAACTATTACTCTTCCCTAGGGATCACGGTAAGTCAAGATTAATAGCGTTTAGAGTAGCTTGGGAGTTGACAAAGAACCCAACATTGCGTATACTGTACATATCAGCTACAGCTAACCTCGCAGAGAAACAACTAGGTTTTATCAAAGGGATACTGACTTCAGAGATATACAGAAGGTATTGGCCTGATCACGTAAACTTTGATGAAGGTAAACGTACACGATGGACTAACTCAGAGATTATGTTAGACCATCCATTAAGGAAGAAAGAAAATGTTAGAGACCCTTCGATCTTTACTGGTGGACTCACTACTTCGCTTACAGGCTTACATTGTGACATTGCTGTCCTCGATGACTGCGTGGTGTACGAAAATGCTTACACAGGCGAAGGACGCAATAAAGTCAAAAGTCAATACTCTCTTCTCTCGTCTATTGAAGGTGCTGAAGCGAAAGAGTGGGTAGTAGGAACTAGGTATCATCCTGCTGATCTATACAACGATCTACTACAGATGACAGAAGATCAGTATAACCTAAGAGGTGACAAGATAGGTGAGGATAGTATCTATGAGGTATTTGAGAAACCTGTAGAAGCACAAGGTGATGGCACAGGTGAGTTTCTCTGGCCTAGAACTCAACGCAAAGACGGTAAGTGGTTTGGGTTTGACATGAAGATACTAGCTAAGAAACGTGGTCAGTACTTAGACAAAGGACAGTTTAGAGCACAGTACTACAACGATCCTACTGACCCTGAAAACGTACCTGTATCACCAGATAAGTTTCAGTACTACGAAAGAAAACACGTAAGAGAGGACAACGGCTACCTGTTCTACAAAGATAGTAGACTAAACGTATTTGCTGCTGTTGACTTTGCATTTAGTTTAAGTAAACGTGCTGACTATACAGCCATAGTTGTGATAGGTGTTGATGCAGAAAACAACGTATACGTCTTGGACATCGACAGATTCAGGACTGACAGAATATCTGATTACTTCGAAAACATACTCCATATGTCAAACAAGTGGTCATTCAGAAAGCTCAGGGCAGAAACAACAGTCGCACAAATGGCAATCGTCAAGCAACTCAAAGAGCTTATCAAACAACACGGACTAGCTATAAGTATTGATGAGTATAGACCTAACAAAAACCAAGGCAACAAACAAGAGCGCATAGCTTCAATACTTGAGCCACGCTATGATAATCTAAGTATCTGGCATTACAGAGGTGGTAATACTCAATTATTAGAAGAAGAGTTGTCATCAAGAAACCCAGTTCACGATGACATAATTGATGCTCTAGCTTCTGTTGTTGACATGGCTGTCAAACCAGCCAGAGTAATACGTAGGAGTAGAGATAACGTGGTACAGTTTAACTCAAGATTTGGTGGAGTTTCCTTCTAATGGCTGGAACAACTTTTGACCTGCAGACTATGATTGATCCTCACGGTTTAGCAGAAGACATTGCAGATCGTTGGACACAATGGAACAACGCAAAGAGAACAAAGACAGAAGAGTGGAAAGAGTTACGTAATTACATTTACGCTACTGATACTCGCACTACGTCTAACAGTAAGTTACCTTGGACTAACAGTACGACTACACCAAAGCTAACACAAATAGCTGATAACTTACATGCTAACTATTTCTCAGCATTGTTTCCTCAAAAGCGTTGGTTTAGGTTTGAAGCAAACGATCAAGACTCAAACGTAAAAAGCAAACGTGATGTTATCCAAGCTTACATGGAAAACAAGATACGTCAGTCTGATTTTGTAGAGACAACAAGCAAACTTATCAATGACTACATTCAGTACGGCAACTGCTTTGCTACTGTAGAGTTTGCTAGAGATTACACTGAGTATGAAGACGGTGAACGTGCAGTAAACTACGTAGGACCAAGACTTGTACGTATCAGCCCTTTTGATATTTGTTTTAACCCACTAGCAGCAAGCTTTGGCGAAAGCCCTAAGATTGTCAGAACCATGATGAGCATGGGTGAGCTATCAAGAAAGATTGAAGAGACTGTAGAGAACGATTACCTAAAACAAATCTTTGAAAGAATGGTAACCAACAGAACTACAGTAGCAGGGTACGGCACTAGTGAAGTTGACATGGATAAATCACAAGCATTTATTGCTGATGGATTTACCAGTATACACGAATACTACGAGTCAAACTTTGTAGAACTTATGACATTCTACGGTGACATCTATGACGCTGAAGCAGACGTATTCCATAAGAACAGAGTTATAACTATTGTAGACAGAGCCTACGTAATCTACAATGAGCAGAACCCTAGCTGGTTAGGTAAGTCACCAATCTATCACGCAGGTTGGAGAGAGCGTCCAGACAATCTATATGCTATGGGGCCACTTGACAATCTTGTTGGTATGCAGTATAGAATAGACCATTTAGAAAACCTCAAGGCTGATGTCTTTGATCAGATAGCTTACCCTATCATTAAGATCAGAGGTGACGTAGAAGACTTTGACTTTGAGCCAGCAGCACGTATATACATGGGTGAAGAGGGTGACGTAGGATACTTAGCTCCTGACTCTACAGCACTAAACGCTGACTTTCAGATAGCTAACCTAGAAGCTAAGATGGAAATGATGGCTGGTGCTCCAAGGGAAGCTATGGGTATCCGTAGTGCAGGTGAGAAGACAGCCTTTGAAGTACAGCAGTTGATGACTGCAGCAGGGCGTATCTTCCAACACAAGACTGCACACTTTGAGAGAGTATTCCTAGAGCCTATCCTAAACGGAATGATAGAAGCTGCTAGGCGTAACATGGACTACGCAGATACAATAAGAGTTCTTAATGAGGACTCAGGTGTGTTCTTCTTCGAAGAGATTACAAAAGAAGACATCATGGCTAACGGCAAGATAATACCTATGGGTGCTAGACATTTTGCTGAAAGAGCACAAAGAGTACAAAGCTTAACACAACTCTACCAGATAAAACTAGCAGACCCTACAGTCGCTGTACATTTGTCAGGTAAAGAGTTTGCTAGAATCCTAGCAGATGAGCTAGGTGAACCAGCCCTATTTGGTGATAACATAACAGTTTCTGAACAATTAGAAACTCAACGTATGACCAATGAGGCTGAAGTACAATTTGAAGAAGAACAACAAGTAGCTATAGAGAAAGGGCTATAATATGTACGGAACAACCAAAAAGAAGCCAAAGCCTAAGAAGAAGCCAAAAAAATAAATGAAAGCCGCTTGGTTTAAAAAATGTAAGACGCAGGAAGACAAGGACAAGATCAAACAAAAGATTATGTCCAACTCAGAAAGTCTTCTGCTTCTCGAAGAGATTCTTGAGTCTATGCTTGAGGATAGACCAACTGGGGCTGACTATGACAGTCCTTCTTGGTCACACAAAATGGCTGATCGTATCGGCTACAACAGAGCACTAACCCAAGTGCTCGATCTTATTAACCTAGATAAGGAATAACATTATGGTATTTACTACTGATAATACTGCAACCACACAGGAAGATCAGAACAACGAGAATCAAGGACAGGAGAACCCTTCACAGGAATCTTTTCTTGATAAACTTGTACAGGCAAAGGGAGAGAACTGGAAAGACCCTGAAGTGTTAGCCAAAGGCAAATTAGAAGCTGATGGTTACATTAAAAATCTTGAAGACCAACTCAGTCAAATGAGGGAAGACTTGAAGAAACAGGAATACAAAAACGAAGTTCTCGATCAGCTTCAGACCAAGGCCGCTGAAACTACTGCAGCGACTAATGAAGTGCCTAATAATAACAGTAGCACTAAGGAACAGAACACCACTGCAAACTTTAGTGAGGAAGACCTGAAGAGCCTTGTAGAAAAGACACTAGGTCAGCGAGAGTTGGAAGCCAAAGTTCAAGGCAACCTACAACTTGTTGATAAAGAACTAGAGGGAAGCTTTGGCACTGAAGCCAAGGCTCAAATCGAAAAGAAAGCTGAAGAGCTTGGTATGTCAATAGATCGTTTACGAGACATTGCTGCTGAGTCACCTAACGCCTTCTTCGCTCTTATAGGTGAGAACAAACGTCCTGTCAGCCCTATGGTTGCTGGGTCAGTTCGAACCGAAGGTGTCAATATGCAGTCCTCTACGGAAAGAGATTTTAATTATTATCAGAAACTTCGTAGAGAAAATCGTAACTTGTACTATTCTGCTAAGACGCAACAACAAATGTTCGAGGACAAATCACGTCTTGGCGAAAAGTTTGGTGCATAATTAAAGGAACTTAGACATGGCAATGACCACATCTAATACCTCGTTCCTGCAACGTGCTCAGGTCTATTCATCAGAATTAAAAGATATTCTGCGTGAAGAGATGATGGCACAACGATATGTGCGTATGCTTGATGGTTTTCCTGATGGAAATACTTTCAACATCCCATCTATCGGTCAGGCACAGGTAGACAACTACTCGGAAGATAGTGCCGTTACCTACCGTCCATTAGACACAGGTAACTTCACCTTCACAGTCGATAAGTATCTTTCATCAGCTACTTACATGACAAAGAAAGCAGAGCAAGACACATTTTATTCTTCAGAATTAATGTCACGCTTTGTACCTGAACAAGAACGTGCAATCATGGAACATTTCGAGACAACAACTCTCGCTGCTCCTGAATCTGGCGTATCAGCTAACTCAACAGAAGCAATCAACAGCATTTCAATGCGTGTTGGT